GGCCACAAGTAAAGACCTGGCTGCGGGATTGTCCGGTTGAACCAAAATTGGTACGGTTGGTTTGCAGTAAAGTTCTTGTTCGGCAGGTTCGTGTAGTCGTCCCTGTTTAGACGGGACATCTGGACCTCAAGCGAGTTATTACCTACATAGAACTCGCGCAGTGCCAGCGTCGCGCCGCCATAAACACGTACACGGTAATATTCAACGGTCTGGCCAGGATCAACGTCAGTCCAAATCCATTGATTATCTTTGACTACAACAGACCCAAGGTCGTCAAGAGTGCTCCAAGTAGCTCCATCAGTGGAGTACTCAAAAATAACGGACCAAGTAGCAGAACCACCACCAGCAACATAAGGAAGAATCCCGATGCTGCCAGCATAAATAGGATTATCAGTTCCATAATAGACCTGAATGTTGCCATTAGCTGAAATCTGCTGACAGAAAGTGTCAATGTTACTATCAGCCACATTTGCTACTACACCCCCGGCAGAGCTCGTATACCCACCTAAGTCGTTAGGCGTAGGCCGGGTCATCTGCCGATAAAGAACATTAAGCACATCAATAGTGCCAACAGGCATCTCGTAGATGTACTGATCAGCATTAAGACCAATAACCTTCTTATTAATCGCCCAGTACTGAATGCCTAAGTTCGCTATGTGCGAAAGGGCAAAGAACAGCGACTGTCGCGCTGACAATAACTGCTCAGAGGTCAACTCCTCCGCTAATTTTCCACAACGACGAGCGCCATGATCGATTAACGTCTGGACATTAATGACTGTAGTGCCAACTGACCCAGAATATGCCATGACAACCCCTTACCATCCAGGTGATTTTTTCGAGCGAGACTCGCCCGTGCTTGCCTTTGATTTGATGCTACCGCCCTTCTTGTACCCGAGCTGACGGCCTAAGCTGCCGGCAGGGGACGGGGATAAGGTGGTCATGGCCTGAAAGCCCGGCGTAGACGTTCCCACAGCCTGGTTGATCTGGTTGAGAGACGAGCCAAGCGCCTGCGCACCCTCAGATATCTTATCGATACCCGTAGCAGCATTAGCGCTCATGTCTGGGCCCATATCGGTCAAGCCACCATCAGCCATCTTTTTAACTTTAGCCATATGAGCCTTGATTACCAGTTACACTGATTTTTGTTCTTACTTGCAGTGCTAATCTTGCTTGTAGAAATAGCGCCGCCCTTTTTTTTCCCAATTTGATCCAACATAAGCCGATCTTTTTCAAATTGCTCTCTATCCAACGGGCTCATATCTTTTAATTTTGTTCCCTTACCCGATTTTCGCATTTGTCTAAATCTTTGTTTTTCTTCTTCAGAAAATTCACCTTGTGGAGCAACATTAACTGCACCACCTTCTATTTCCGAGTTTAATTCTGCAAATGCATCTGCTGCTGATCTTGGCATAATATTTTCCTTTAATCACCAGTTAGAATTTCTTTTGTTTTTTGTTACGGTATTGACCTTATTTTTAACAATCTTCCCGCCTTTTTTTACCCCAAGCATAGAAGATGATGGCATTAGTGGAACCCCAATTCCACGATACCCCGGCGCATCTTTAATTGAAATAGGAGTGCCACCACGAATTGCAGCATTTCTTGCGGCATCGGCCATATTCCCACCGGATACAGCAGGTTTACTAGGCCCCATTGGAACATACTGCGGGGGAGTCATGTCTTTCTGGCTAGAAGGCGTTGGCACTTTTTGTTCTGATGGTGGTACGCGCCCTGTATCATTTGCTCGTATTGGCCCCGGACGTGGCGTAACAGGTGGCTTAATTGATGGCGTAACAGGTGGCCGCACAGGTGGCCGCACAGGTGGGCGCGGTGCAGGCGGCTTCTTCTGAATAATTGACGTCATGATGTTTTCCTTTGATTACCAACCGGGGCAATTCCAACGCTTCATCGAAGCTCGAGACCTACTACCTTTTTCACTCTTTTCCGCTACTGCACCCATTCTCGCGCAGAATGAATCTCTGCGCTTCCCACCCTCTGGTTGCGGAGCCTTGAGCTCAGAGCCGGTCTCGCGGTTATACTTCTCACGGCCTTTTTGCGTTAAGCCAGCGCCACGCTCAACAGGCATCTTCTCGCCACGGCCAACAGCTAAACTAACGCCACCCTTAGCCATCTTCGCAGTCTTAGCAGACTCCCTGAACGCACCAGCCGTCGGGGCACCCTCAGAGCCAGGCTTGCGCATCTTTTCATGAGAACCCTCAGCGATCCTCTGCCTCTTGGCGTGAATATTTGCGTACAAGCCACCATCAGCAGCCTTAGCCTCTGGGAGCTTGCTGTAGGCCTTCTTACCCACGTTAGATTGAACGTACTCAGCGGCAGTAGAGGCTGGGATGCCAACCTTCTTCGCAATCTTAGGATTATGCGCAACAGCCTGCATTAACCGGAACTGGGATTTAGATTTGGCTGGCATAATCAGCCACAGAAAATAGTAACAGCCGCACTAGCTGGTAGCGTGACATGAATGTTAGTTGTAAATCGAATTCCATTACCGGGGATTAGCGTTGAGATTACAGCAGTATTAACTGTGATATTTACTCGCAAACGCTCTGTCCCGCCTGATCCACCATCGCGGAAAACAATCTCACCGGCAACGCCGCCAGAAGCAAGTTGATACCCGGCAAGGTTTGCTGCCCCAGCATAAATAGTACCCGTAGCATCAGCGTGTTCTGCAAATACATTTGTCAATGTTGACATTGAAATCTCCAATTAAAAGTAGGGGCCGAAGCCCCCACCTTATTTAGCAAGCACCGCCACGCTTTTTGCCTGGGGCGACCGTTACTGACTTCTCAGTCTTGGTAACAGAACCCTTAGGCACCTCAGAGCCGGTAAACAACTTCTTAACTTTACCGGCCATTTCCTTCATCATGCTCATAGGATTCATTGCCTCGTCGAGTTCCTTCTGGACCTTTGGCACATTCTCAAATGCCTCACGACCCTTACGATCTAGCTTTTCCTCTTGAGCCTCACGAAGCAAGCGCTTCTCAGTTTCGCCTAAGCCGCCTGTAGAAAACTTCTTAACACTGCCACCCTTTTTAAAGGTGCCGGACAGTTGGTTAATGCTTACAGGCGCCGAAGGGCGCTTATTACCTTGTGGCATCTTGACGGCACGACCATCGCTCTGGACAGCCCCACCGTCAGCAAACTTTTTTGCGGCACCACCAGTCTTGTAGCCGCCAGCATTACCTTTTTTGACGCTACCAGTTGTAGTACCGCTTACGCCAGGAGGGGTCGTGCTAACGTTGCCGTTAACGCCGCCACCCTTAGCGTACATCTTTACGCCGCCACCGTGCTTATAACCACCGCCGTTGCCCATCTTCACTTCACCTGTTTTTGCAGGGGAATTATCAGGGTGAGCCGTCGTTATCTTACTTTTGCCCATTTCGGACTTGATGATGCCGCCGGTAGCGTAGCCGCCTTGACCCATCACGACGCCGCCAGTAGCAAACTTCTTACCGGACATCGCCTTTTTGATCATTGCGCGGTCTTGAGCTGCATCTTCATGCGCCTCGCCACCTTTTTTCATCATAGCAGCAGCACGGCCGATTGGAGCCGCAGGAGCAGCACCGCCTGGTCGAGCCATCATCGCACGACGACGAGCCGCCATTGACGGCTTCATCGGCGCCGTACCTGGCATAGCAGCGCCAGAAGGCATGCCGCCACGAGTAGGCATACGCGGAGCATCCACAGAAGGAGTCCCGCCCATTTGCATCTTCTTCTCTACTGAACCACCTTTTTTGAGCTTGAGCTCAACGGTAGGCTCCGTGGTCATCATCTTGACCATTGGTTTAAATTGACCCATTTCCATCTCCTATTAGGCTTGAGTGACGCCAAGGGCGCCAGCACGCGTTGCATTGGGGCCAACTGCGATTGCAGACAACAAAACACCCATTACAAGGCGCTTGGTGCCGTCACAGGCTGACGAGGGGTCATAAGTCCCCCGAACATCGCCAGTGGCTGCTGTTGCAGTTGTGCTATCGGCGGCGACAAAAGTACCGGTATCCTCGGCTAATGTGTTATCCCACTTTACGCTGCCAACATAGCCAGCGTTAGAGACACGCACAGGAATGCCAATTACGTCAGACGTGCCTACAGTAATTGCAACGACAGTGCCGCCGCTTACCGTAACGCCCGTAATAACAGAAAAGGCCTTCTTGCCGTTCACCGTAGTTGAGGCAACCGCGCTCGATGTAATCGTCTCCGTCATAGCCTGGCCATAAATGTCAAAGCCAACAACGGTGAAGATACGTGAGGTCGGCGTACCTGACCCAGTACTAACACTTACAGCACGCGGGACATCTAGCCGATAACCATTCTGAAAGTTAGTGACACGAAACAGCGTGACACTTGTACCCGCAGTTAAAGTTATCGCACCAGCACCCGCAGGGGTTTGTGCAGTTGCCAGGTTGTTGATAACCGCCGCGGCCGGGACTGTATCCCATACATAGATCCGGCCAAGCGGCCCAACACCTGCTGACATAGGGGAGGGGTCGCCAAGCGACATCCCCATCTCAGTAACCGCAGTCCCGAGGAACAAATCATCATCGAACTGGGGCATGGTCTACTCCTTAGGCGTTGAAGCCGGTGCCGTCAACAATACCTGCCGAAGCAAAATTACCCGCAAACGCAATAGAAGTACCGCTCAGGTCAATTGACGTTATAGCCAATGCCGTGTCACTAGCAAAGAAGTTACCCGAAATAAGACCATTATCCTCAACTTGAGCGTCAAGTTTCAAATACAAAGCTTTATTAAAGTCCATAAACTGATTGCCAGAGACTTGCGTCGTTTGGAACGTATAAGTCGCCGAGGTAGCCGTTACAGACTTAATGTCAGCGCCAGTAATGCCGATAAAACGGTTGTTAGCGACCACATTGTGCGTCGTGCCAACACCGATAGGAGCAGCAGCAGCTTGGAAGCGCATACCAATTGCAGCAGATCCGCGGATTAGGCTGTTCTGCACAACGTTCTCAGACGCCGTATAAGAATCATCCGTTGCATTCACTTGGAATGCCAAGCATGCCTTGTTTGCCGTCATTGCTGCATTGCCGTCAAAGACGCAATTATCAAACACACCGCCGTTACTATCAGTGATTGCAACATCGCTGTTGTCTTCATTGTAGAAACGCATGTTGCGAATGACTACGCCTTGCGACTCAGTAATGGTCAGGGCAGTGCCCGTTGCATCACCAACGTCAGGGCGCTCATAGCCGCCTACTTGGCAACCAATAATCGTCAGATAGTCAACGCCGCTAATGACTAGATTTTCGTTGTAGGTGCCAGGAAACACAAGAATTGTGTCGCCAGCGCCAGACGTACAGGCGTTAATTGCCGCTTGGATCGTTGTAGAAACAATCTCTACACTTGAGCCAGGGGCGCCAACTTGGCCATTCGCGTCAACATAAATAACCTTGCCGTTACCGTTAGGAACAGAAATAGGGGCAGGACCAGTAACTGGAACGCCGAAAGAAGTGATCCCGTTAGGGAAATTTGTTAAAGCCATCGCGTGTCTCCTTGAAAAGCTCAGCGAATGTTAAGAAAAAGGCCGAGTTTCCCCGGCCCGAATTACTTAGATACCAGGCGTACCGTACAAAGTACGTGGGTCAGTCCAACCCACCTGATAACGCTCAGTTGCCTTGTAACGCATGGTGTCGGTCTCAAAATCACCTTCCATCGTCTTCTCAAGGCGACGACGCATCAGAAGCTTAGTGCCTTCTGGAGCATCGGTCTGAACCCACCAGGCGCTTGAGTTAGTCAGACGCGACAGCACTGCAGCACCTTCATCAAGCAAGCCAATTGATTTGACTGGGTTGATGTCGTTGTTTGCATTACCGGAACGCAGGACCGACTTCAGCAGAACTTCAGCCTGGAACACGTTGCCTGGGGCAACCACTAGTTGACGTGGGACCAGACGGATCTTCTTCTGGTTGTTGTCAACAGCCTGACGGATCTGGATGAGCATCTGCTCAAGCGAGGTCTGGGACAGGTTAGCAGCGGTCGTCAGCAGGTTGCTGAAGGTGCCGTTAGCGATTGGGTGCGAAGCATTACTCAGCGACACACCGTCACCGCCTGGGTAGGCCGAGTTAAATGCACGGTTCAGCACGTTCGCGCACAGGGTTTCCTTGGTTTCAATCAAGGACTGAGCGAGGTGACGAGCATAGACCGAGCCGATACGGATGTGGTCGCCGTCTTCCACCAGCACTTTGGTCAACGCGAAGGCCAGGCCATACACGTTGTAAACATAGCGCTGCAGGAACAACACGCCGCCCTGCTGATACGTTACCGGAGTACCGTCTGGCAGTTGTGGGGCGAGACCAAAACCATAAAGAACTGGCTCTTCGTGGTAGTTGCGTGGGATACCGTCTTGCTCACGGAACACGCGGGACCATTCGTCAGTACGTTGATCATAAACGCCGTCAAAGCATTCGTTCATGATTGGTTCAACGATACTGCGGAAGTCTGTACTTCTCATCGGGGCTGCCATAATTCAGTCCCTCCTTTAGATAGCGTTAATCGATGCAACGTACTGACTGAGAGCAATCTGTACTTGAACGATCGTATAGGAATCACCCCAGGCGTTATCTGGATAGGGGGCCAAGTTGATGACACGCATCACGTTAGTTGAACCAGAACCGGCAGGGGTCGTTCCCAGTGAAGCGGAGGACAGGCCAGTAGT